TCCCAACAGAGTAATCCTGAATCCGGACCAGCTGAGGGTAATGCTATATTAGCAGTATCCTCAATTGTCGATTTTAGATAGCTTGCAGTGCGAGAGTAACCATTTCGAAAGAAATTGTTACGAGTCGCAATGCTCGATATCAGGGATTCAGGTCGCCTCCTATCTGGGTACGTTAGTGAGTAAGTTGGGGTCACGTCGTGACCATCAAAGAACTCACCACCGCAAGACTCCCGGAACTTTCCAGTTCCGAAAGTCTTCGATCGGTTAACCTCGAAACCGAGGTAACGTAGAGTTCCCAGAACGAGTGTCCCAACGTCATCGGGAACGATTAAATCGTCACCGAAGACGAGGACCTTACCTTTCAGGCGATTCATTGATTCTAAGGATATGGGCATCCCTCTATGGTATAGAAGGCATGCCAAACATATTCCAAGGAAAACAATGGATTGCACCGGAAAGGTTAGGGCATTCCCCATCGTTGAAAACTTCTTCAGCAAAACAAGCTGAGGAAGTTTTGGGTCAATCGAATTACGAATGACCCTGGTTCGGCTAGCGTAGAAGGATTTTAGAAGAGATGGATTTCTCCTAAAGAACCTTTCTACAACATAGCACGAAACACGATCAGAGGCATCGGACAAATCAATTGTCCAATGACTCTGGGTGATGGAGGCTTGGCGGGCAAGACGTTGATTGAACCTTTGGTCACGAAAGTGAACCATCGATCCTAAAAACGTATTGTCCACACGGTCACGAATGAACGTTTGAATTAATTGTTGACACCATTGATTACAAATAGGTTCTGAGGCAATGAGCCTTGGAGCCTTTTGTGTCTTAGGGACGGCAATTAACCGGCTAACAGGTTCGTTCTCACGGAACCGATCAGCCAATTCATTCGATCGCGTCTCGTCAGCCCACAAAGCATAGTTCGCGTAAGCGAAGTCTGCTAATGGAAAGACGTGTTCAAGTCTCTCTGGCCAAGTCGGAAACTCATACTTTGAGCCCGATTTTTGATCAGAGACAGCCCCAGGTCCATGCTTGCCAGACCACTTATCGGGCGAGAAAACCCCGATAAAAGCCGAAATAAAATCCCCTACACCATGTAGGGTGTCTATTAAGGCTTTTGGCAGCTCACGTGTACTATCTACAAATTGGAAGGAAAGCTGAGATTTTGAATCTCGAGGATGAATATTGTCTTCATAACGAAGAAAATAAGCACCCAAGGGATCAAAACAACCAGAATTCCAACCAAGAGTCGGAGATAGAAGATGAGCATCAACTTGCATAAATTTTCGAACAGAATCAAATGTTCGATCATTTCCACACTCCATCCTAATTTTCTTAGAGGCTGAAAACAGCTGCCTAAGGAAACGAATGGAAGTATGGTCGCAAGTTGCTGACAAACAACCGTTATTCTGGAAGACACGCACCAGTAGTCCCCGGAAAAGTCTTGGGATTACCGACCCTTTCTTGTAAGGCCTCATATGAGGTCCACAAAAAGGAGTTAGGCGTGAATTGGCTAGACACTTGTCAAAGTGTTTCGCACAATCAACCAGGTCTATGGTAAAGAAACGTAGACCATGGTTCTCCAGAGCAGAGCATAAGCGCTTGTGATCACGCTCAAGCTCCTTTCGGAGTTCGGGCAACTCGTCCGCAATATCAGACAAAATATTGCGGTAGAGCAGCTGTACAAAAGTGGCGTGCCGCTTAGTCATAGCTAGCTCCTTTTATTGAGTTAGTTGTGACGCACGGCTCGACACAGCACTAAGGATCCCTTACATTACGTAAGGTCCTTCAACTCATTAAACCTCTATCATAGAATATCTATGATTCGAGACCAATGAGTTTGGTCGCTATGCCACCAGCTTTTACCATGTAAAAGCTCATGGCTTCGCTGACGTCAACCACATCGGACGTAACATCATT